AAATTGCAGTAGAAAAAGAGTAGGTTGCATTTAGAAAAAGAATGTGGTGTAATGGTATTAGCCAATCAAATGTCACCACCGACACAAATCCATATAGTTTTTCTTTATTAAAATATAAAAATAACGCCCAAGGATAATTTCCTTGAGCGTTTTGTTGTGTGGTGTACCAATTAACGAGCAAGGACCGTCTTAAAGTGGACGGTCTTTTTTACTGTCGAAAAGAAAGAAGAACTATAACATAAAAGGAGTGCATAATAAATTATGAAAAGGATTGAAGTGTGTAAAATGAAGGTTGGTGATCTGAAACACAATTTTGGCAACCCTAGGAAAATTTCAAAGAAGAAAACCGAGGAGCTGGAACGGTCAATGGACTTGTTCGGTGACTTCGGCATTTTTCTTGTAGATGAACATGACAATGTAATTGCCGGAAACCAACGATCCGTCATACTTGCTAGGCGCGATCCAGATATTGAGGTGGATGTTAAGAGACTGATAGGATATTCTGAAGCAGAACTTCGCTCTATAAATATTATGGATAATACCCACGCTGGCGAATGGGATTTAGAGTTGCTGGCAGATTGGACTGCGGACCTTAATCTTGATCTTGGAATTGACCTCAACAATGAAAGTCCAGAAGAACGGAAAATTGAGGATATGGAGCTGATTCGGTACGAGAAGTACAATTATGTAATGATAGTTTGCAAGAGTGAGATTGATTATAATGACCTTATTCGTAAATTGGGGATAGAGGGTAGGAAAGTTGCCATCACGAAGAAGCGCAAGATTAAGGCAAGAGCAATCTGGTACGATCAAATGAAGGCGCAGATTGTAGAGAAGTTGGAGAAAGTCGAAGCGCCTTTAGAAAATAGTAAGAAAGACGAAGGGGAGAAGCAGGCATGAAATATTTGGTAGTAGCGGCGCACCCAGATGATGAGGTTTTGGGAGCTGGCGCCACCATGCACAAGGCAGTCACAAATGGCGATGAAGTTTATGTTTGTCTACTTAGTCATTGGAGCCCTACCAGGGATGATAACTTGGAAGATGGTATTGCATCTAGCCATGCCATTCTTGGAGTGAAAAAGTCCTATATTGGAGATTTTGGGTGTATGAGGTTCAAAGATGAAGACCATCATGCAATTGTTCGGTTCATAGAGTCAGCAATTAAAGATTGTCAACCAGATATTCTGATTACGCATCACCCGGCGGATGTTCATGTGGATCATGGAATTACATCAGAGTGCTGTATAGAGGCATCAAGGCTTCCTATGAGGCAGATTGCGAATATCCAGCCAATACGAAAGATTATGTATATGGAGGTTCCTTCCTCTACGGACTGGAATGTAAGTACGACGAATGGTTTCTTTATTCCGAATATATTTGTTGGTATAAGTGAGAAAGATTTGTCTGAGAAAGTTAAGGCAGTAGGCGTTTATAAAGATGTTATCAGGAAAGCACCTCACCCACGTTCTAGGGAAGTTATCAATGCTATGGCAGTTCTAAGAGGAAGCCAATCTGGTTTGCTAATGGCGGAGTCTTTTCAAATGGTGTTTGGATTGGGGGTATAAAGAATGACGACAACAATTCACCAACCATGTTATTTGCCATATCTGGGAGTATTTCATAAGATATGGAAGGCAGATGCTTTCGTATTCTTGGATGACGTACAGTATAGTAATGGCTATGTGTTTGAATGGAACCGAATCAAGACACCACAGGGCGAGTGCCGACTGAAAGTTCCGTTGCGTAAAAAGTTCGGTCAGACACTTTTGGAGGTAATTCCGAATGATGATCTTAAATGGCAATACAAACACATAAAGACGGTAGAGATGAACTATAAGAAGGCTCCATATTTTTCAGAGCTTTTTCCTGCTTATAAAGAAATTGTCAATAAATGTTATGATAACCTGGCACAGCTAAATACTGCACTGATGAATTTCTTCCTGTTTTGGTTTGGCTGGAATGAGAAAAAGGTTTATTACACATCAAACTGGAAGCTGGAAAGCAAAGCAGAGGCCAGGGTGATTGAGATATGTAAATGCTTGGAAGCTGATACCTATTTATCTGGAACCGGAGGTAGGAACTACCAGAAAGATGTTCATTTCCAGGAGAATGGTATTAAGCTGGTGTATCAGGAATGGGAACCAATACAGTATCGGCAACTATGGGGAGAATTTCGACCATATATGTCGATCTTGGATTATGCAATGAATGAAGGACATAACATTGATACCCATTTTAGAAAGATGGAGAAGGTGATAGCAGATGAAAAAAGAAGATAAATTGACGCTTGGAATTTATGTTCAGAGCTATCACCGATACAATAAAATACTCACTCAGGACCTACTAGAACAGTGTGTTTATGTGGTGAGGGCAAGTGAATCGGAACTGTACCGTAAGGCAGGCGTAGAGAATGTGTGGGCGGTTCCAGACGAGGAAGTTAACAATGCTATCCGAACGTATTGGTGGATTGTAGACCATGCACCAGAGGACATTGTTTTCATTGCTGATGATGATATTGAAGATATGATGTACCGACTTGACGACACCACCCGATTGAACAAGGATAAAGATACCATTATGGCAGAAATTGAACGCATCGCACAGATGATGGTTGATTTGAATGTCGGTTATGCCTGTATAGATGCCACTGGTATTCCATATGGATACGATGGTGAATTTGCCTTTAAGGGTACGTCTGGTTCTTTGAAGTGGGTGTATAAGAGGGTGTTAAAAGCCCGTCCAGATGAAAACTGTAAGTATAATTATGATTTGGACCTGGTATTACAGGAGCTTTTATATAATCGTATTATTCTGAAGCCACGATATATCATTTGTAAAGATTACCAAGATGTCAATGCCGGAGGAGATAGCTCGAAGCTGCGCCAAGATCAGATAGATAGTATTGAGAACATGAAGCGGAAATGGGGGAAGTATTTCAAGTACAATTACAAGAATAACAAGCCTCAGATAAATGTACCAAGATAATTCAGTTATTTCGTCAATTCCTATTTGACAACGGTGGTGTAGGTGTTACGATACGATTACGATAAAAAATAGGAGGTTGATTACATGGCTTATAATTTGATGACTAAGAATGGTCATAATATGTACGACATGGCATCTATGCTACAGAAAGCAATTCGACGGAGCAACCCAAACCTGGCGGGATATGCTGCCTATGAATTATTCGGGAATTTCCACACCTATATGTGGAAGCGGCTGGTGGTGGTATCAGCGGAGGACTGCTATGGTATTATGACAAAGGAGGTAATCGCGCTGAAGCTGGCAGATGATTTCTGCAACAAAGGCAGGAAGGGATATGACAAGGACCCTCTGTTTGCAGCGAAGGCGATCACGCTTCTTTGCCTAGCAAGGAAGAATCGAGATGCCTGCTATGTAGCTTGTAATTTCATGTTGCCGGATCGCATCTTGAATGAAAACGAAATTGAACATATCGACATTACGAAATGTCACCTGGGAGTGGAAGGGATACCAGATTGGGTGTTCGATGTTCATACTCTCATTGGGAAAAGGAACGGTAAAACAGACCTAGACATGACAATTGAGGAGCAGGCGGCACTGGAGCCTAAGCAACTCTCCTTGTTCGATGACTGCTCATGGGAGAATTATTATACATGGGCGAGGAGCCAGGGTAAGGTAGAGAATAAGGAATGGGCAGATTTCCAGCAATTTAAGGAGGGAAGAAAATTAGAACCAGACTTCTATTAAAGAACTTTGATTTTCTCTAAAATACTTATTGACATCAAAAACGTAGGTGCTACGTTACGAGTACGATAAATAACAAAGAAAAGGTGGTAGCACTTATGAAGGTTAAAGTTAAAGTATATGACGGAGTTAAGTATAAAGAGGAGAGCAAGAAGGTAGCAGAGATTGAATATCAGATTGAAGGATTTGAAGTAGTGACAGGGGATCGGGCTATTGAAATCGGATTGGAAACTGATGAAAACAGTCGAGATGAATATAACGAGTATCTGGTATTGGATCTGGGAAATGGAGAGACTGCAACATTCTGCAATTCCCATGTTGATATGTTTAGAATATAAGAGGTGTCGATATGGTAGTAAGAGATGGAAAGTTGGTAAAGCAGTCAGATATTGTAAGGGAAGCAGTAAAAGCTGGGGAATGGAAGAAAGCTCTTCGGATTGCAAAGGACTTTCGGATAAATGTAACAAAGGCACAGAGAGATACAATGGCAAGGGCGTATGAGTGCATAGTGCATCCAGAATTCTATAAGCAGATAGGAATAGACATACCCAAGGCAATAGAGAAGGGAATAGAAGTAGTCAGTTGTCTGTATGGGGAATAGAAGCATGGAAATTGAATAGGAAATAAATCCATCAAGGGAACTCGAAAAAGGCTGAAAAAGGCTATAATGAGTTCCTTTTTTGTGCCTATGGAAAGGTGGTGTGACAGATGTGGCACAGAAGGACTTGAAGCCGGTACGAACCAAGGAAGAAGCAAAGGAGAGGGGCAGAAACGGTGGCATAAAATCTGGGGAGGTCCGAAGGGCAAAAAAAACCATGCGTGAGACAGCAAAAGTTCTCATGTCAATGGAGGTAGTTGGACAAAAAAATAAGCTCAACTTGGAAGCCTTTGGCATCAAAAAGGGAGATCAGAATTATCAAACAGCGGTTGTTGTCCGACTTCTGCAAAAGGCTTTGGTCGAAGGTGACACATCTGCTATCCGGTTGATCGGAGAATTAACTGGAGATTTGAACCGTTTTAGTTTCATACCGGAGGAAGAAAGTGAAATTGTCGAGATAACATATCCAGCAATTAATCTGCCTAATAATGGAAGGGATAAGAAAAATGTCTTCGAGCTTGCACCCCAGGCTGGACCTCAGACACAGTTTATGACATCATCGGCTGATATTATCATATATGGAGGTGCTGCCGGAGGAGGGAAGACATATGCCTTGTTATTGGAGTCGCTTCGACACAAAGATGTCAAGGGTTTTGGTGCTGTGATATTTCGTCATAACTACAATCAGATAACGGCAGAAGGCGGTCTGTGGGACGCCAGTAATAAGATATTTGGACAGGTTCCAGATGCCCACTCACGGAAGTCACCGAAATTACATTGGAGGTTTGATGGTGGTGCGAAGCTAAGTTTTGCTCACATTGAAAGAGATGAGGACCTCGGATCATGGCAAGGCACAGAGATTGCTTATATTGGTTTTGACGAACTGACACATTTCACAAAACATCAGTTTCTGTATATGCTCTCTCGAAACAGAACTACTTGTGGCATTCGCCCGTATGTGAGAGCGACCTGCAACCCTGATGCAGATTCATGGGTAGCAGAGTTTATTAGCTGGTGGATAGACCAGGAAACTGGCTATGCAATCCCAGAACGATCAGGGCAAGTAAGGTGGATGGTGATGCTAAATGATGTCATCTATTGGGAAAACACTCCTGAGGAGTTAGCAAAGAAATATGAGGTCAATGTGGAGGACTGCAAAAGTGTTACATTCATTGCAAGTTATCTGGAAAATAATAAAATCTTGATGGAAAGCGATCCTGGATATTTGGCAAACTTGAAGGCAATGACAGAGGTTGACATGGAACGGTTACTTAGAGGCAACTGGAAGATAAAGGCAGCAGCAGGACTAATGTTTAAAAGAACTAAAGTCAATATGCTAGAAGTATTACCTACAGATGTGGTTTTGTGGGCGAGAGGCTGGGACTTAGCGGCGACTTCGGAGGACGAAAA